GAAATCCTTCGGACGATTGCTGAAAAGTGTCCATAGAAGCGGTTTCTTTACCTAACTTGATGGGTTCTGTTGTATTCTCCATATTCAGTTTAATCGGTTTAAAATGAGGAGAGGAAGGAGTATTTCCCGAGACATTCACTTCAAACTCCTTTAGTTCTTCATCAATCGAGACCTTGGGTACTTCTTTCCTTTTATCATTCAGTAAAAACTCTACACCGCCTCCAAAATCGGAAGAAGGATTTAAATTTAATGTATCTAAACTAATCTCCTCCATATATGTTATATTTCTATACTATTACTTTAAGTTTATCGCATTACATATTAATTCTATGTTTTCGGGCAATTGATTCTGTTTATGTAAAAAATCTAACAATTGTAAAAAACAATCTGCAAGATCGTCTTTCTTTTTATGTGTCTCGAAATAAGAAACATCTAACGGAAAACATTCTTTCAAAATATCTCTAGTAATTTGTATTCCATATTTTTTACGTTGTGAATAAGTGGTCTTTCCTTGAATGTACCGTTTGAGTTTATTCCCTGCGTTCCAATAATGGATTTGATGATTGCCTTTCGTAATAAAATAAAGAGTGATCATACCTTGTAACATTTTCATACGTATGGCGTTTTGTCCGATTTGATTTTCTATGATGATATGTTCAATTGGTGTCTTGATAGAGTCAAGAGATTCAAGAGACTCAAATAATTTCTTACCGACTTCAATCATGTTTAGTTTAGACGCATTTTGTCCCTTTTCACACAGTTCAACCACCTTCCAATCTATAATTTTCTTGTCGTACACGATAAGCGCTAAGTTTTTGATTCCGACATCTATACTTAAATACATAATTAAGTATAGATCTATTGTTTAATTAATATTCTTCTTGATACAGTCTACGTTTTTTATCATCAATTTGTTGTCTGGATAAAAAATTCTGTTTGGGAATAGAATCCTCGTATCCATCTGGTTTTGTCTCGTCTTCTATATTTTCATAAAGATAAGGCGATCCATGTACCATAGAAGGTATCGACGCTGGATTCTGTTGTATTTTCAACAAGTCAAAATTGTATTTCATCAGTGTATCTGTATTGTTGACTAAAAATTTCCGGTATCCTTCATTGGTTGTAATGTGATTTTCTTGTTTGATTTTTTCATTTCGAGCGGAGTCTAAAAGATAATCGGTAAAGGGTCTACCATCACTTAAAATACCAGGAGTTTTTACGTTGTCATTATTGGGTGTATACTGTGTTGCCCACATAGTATAGAGAAACATAAAAAATACACACAAAATACAAGACTTTCACTACGCTCTCATTGTTTCATCATGGGTGATAAGTTCAATCAACTCTTCTTTCCGAATATTATTCTTGGGTTTAATCCCCTTGGAAGAAAGAAGTTCTTTCAACTGTTTCATGGACATTTTGCTATAATTGGTATCCACGGTTTCCTGATCCAACTGTATCGATACTTCAAACGGTTCGGGATCCTTGACTTCCTCTACCGTAACATGTAACATCGTATCATTCCTATCTAATTGAATAGACTTTGAAGTCAGGTCCGTTGCCTCATTCAAATGGGTTACGTCCAAGTCTTTGACCTCTAGTTCATGGATCGTGATATCTTCAAACTTTTCATGGACCTTGTCGTGAACACTCTCGGTTTCACTGTCACTGTCACTGTCACTATCGCTATCACGGTCACTCTCACATGTATTTTCGCTACATTTTACATGAACCAAAGGGTCGCAGGTGAAATCGATGGGATTGTTCGGAATCAACGTATTGGATGGTTTTTGTAACAACTGATACAATATCTTAGACTGTTCACATTGCGCTTCATACAAGTAATCATACTTTCGTTTGAAATAATAACACATCAACGCTACAAAAATAAGGTTGATAATCATGCCTATAAAAAAACTACTGATATCTAATATAGATGAAAATCCCATATATACTTATTTTAAATATTTTTCTAAATCATTTCAAACGGATTCATACAAATAAGAGGGATAGTCCAATTGTTTTAGAATAAACACTCCGCCATTGACGTACGATATTCCTTCGATCATCTTGTAATCATATTCAATTTGATCTTTACTTTCACGTACTTTCATCTTATAATTGGATACTTTTGGATTTTCTTTAAAATGTTCGCATAACCCAATGTAATGGGTAGTAATCAAATAATCGACTTTGTCTTTATGGGCGTTTAACCCTTTCAGGTATAACTTTGCGCAGGTCACCGCGTCATTGGGGTTGGTTCCTGAATAAATTTCATCAAAAATACACAAATGTCTCTTCAATGGATATTCTGTAATACAATCCAAGATTTCTTTACAACGTCGCGCTTCCGCTTGAAATAAACTATCTCTACCTGAGGTATCCGGTATGTTCAAATAAGAATGAAATACATCGTAACAATGAATCGCCGCTTTCTCATAACAACCGTATCCAAATTGTTGACTCATAATGACATTTAGAAAAAGCGATTTCAGTAAGGTTGTTTTTCCGGAGGCGTTCGGTCCACTGACCAAAATATTATGGTCTAGGTCGACATCATTCCGGATCGCGGAATCATGAATGTGCGCTAAATAATACATTCCTTGAAGCGATGTTTTTTTCTTATATTTACAAGGGTTTAGTTGTTTGAGTTGTACCGCTTTTCGTAAGTGAATCATATCTTCATTAAAATCGTGAATAAAAAAAGTATATTGTATTGCTTGATGGTTGGAATCATTCATAAAGAAATCATAGTACAGTTGCATAAACAATCCAATCTGTCCTAACTTTAACCAAAAAGATTCTGTGGGTTTCATTTCTTCTATTTTATGAAGCATTTGTTGAAGAATCTCTTTTTGTCTCAAGGATTCTGTTCGAAAAGAAGTGTAGGTTGAATAAGAACTCATAGACCCATTCATCTCTTCAATCAAGCGTATACTTTGTTTCAGATGGGTCTTGTATTTGATTAAGAAATGATAGATGGTATGAATATTTCGATAAAATGAAGCGCATGAAATGACATTATTGTATACTTGTAAAAGATAAATAAACAAGGAGAACATGGCGGATAATCTACTCTGAAAAGAGATGGATTTGAAATTAAAAAAGAGTTGATAAATACTCGTATTTTTAAAGATTTTGGTTAAATGTTCAATATATCCCGTAATCGTAATGGGTACCTTTTGAATTTTTAATAACACAAACGGAAAGAGAAGCATCATCAGCGGAGATAACAATGAAAAAATAGGACAAGTCAAATTATACAAACTGAGACAATGTAAAAAAACACCGGAATCATTAAAACGCTTGAACATTTTAAACCCAATATACTGGTATTTATCAATAAAGTTGGTCTCCTCGATAAAAGCGTGATAGTCTTTCTTAAAAGAATCACAGCATACAGATTCCACTCTATATTTTTTGATACATTTTTGAGTTTCTTTTAAAAAGGACGTATCTTTCGTGTAGATAGAACTACATTTGTTCATTAAACTAGTTGTGGACGGAATCAGTTTTTCATACAAAGAATGGGTATCTCCTATTTCTAAGTCATCACGAATCACTTTCGTCAATACATGATGATCCACGTATTCTATAGGTAATTTATAGTCAGTGATTTCACGACAAACGCTACCTTCCAAATATAATTCATCTATCTTCTGTTGAATATCGTCCATAAATATAGAACACGAATAAAATTAATAGAAGGATATAACTTAAAAATATAAAGTATAATCATACTATGCATAGTTACGAAACCTTTCTAGAGGTATCCTTACAAATGAAAAAGGAAAATTGTCCGGTACCGGATCATATCAATGACCAGTTGAATGTGATACGAAAAATACTACAAATACCTGTTTTAGAGAAGATAAAGACGACGATCATTGTGAAGAAAGAATCCAACGTGAGTGAAATTCTTAAAATCTTGAATAAAATTACAGAGAAAAACTATGATAAATTACGGGACTCTATTTTCGTACTTGTAAAATCGATTGAAACCCTAGAAGACCTGAATAAAATTACTGGATTCATCTTTCAGATTGCGAGTTCTAACTTATTTTATTCCAAACTTTTTTCTAAATTATACAAGGAACTCATTGACATGAATCGATCGTTTTATGATATCTTCAAAGTACATTATCAAAATTATTTTAACGATTTACAGGCGTTTGATTTTACTCAAACCACGGATTACAACATGTTTTGTGAATACACCAAGAAAATTCAACAAATGGACGCAAGTCTTACTTTTTTTATCAATTTGATGAAAACCAATAATTGTGAAATTGACCTCATCACGGATTTATGTATTTTACTTGAAAATAAACTGATCGAGGATAAAGAATATGAAAAAATAGAACTCAATGAACAAATGTTACATTGTATCTATATCATCTTAAAAGAATGTATGGAGTATTTACTCTTTCATGAAAAGTTAGAAACCATTGTTCTAAAAATCAAAGAAATACAAAAACATCCAAAATTAACACCCAAGATGAAATTCAAATGTATGGATTTGATGGACATTGTAAAAATTCATTTGGTCAATTAGTGGTACATTAGTGGGTCCATTAGTCATTTAAAAATATAAATCCTTATTATATACATGGAAAGTAAAGTAAAGTCACAACTTTCCAATAAGACTTATACCACACAACTTGAAAAACTAGAAGATGATGACCGTGATGTTACCAGTGAATTGTATT